CGCCTGCCCACCTCTTCGTCGGTGAGACGGCGACCGATGCGACGCTCGACTCGATGAGCGCACAGAGCGAGAGCGAGCCGCCAGTGACGTTGGATCGGTGGCCGCCGCCGCTGCGCCGTCTTCCTCGCCATCAGTACGACTCCGGGTTCGGGCCGCGGTCGATCTCAGTCGCGGGACCGGGGGGCGGCTCCGACGGCTGCTGGGGCGGCACCGGCTCGGCCTCCCAAGCGTCAGGCGGATAGTCCTCGCCCTCTGTATCGATCGACTCCGGCTCGTGCTGCGGAGGCGGCGGGTGCAGCGCGCCGACAGGCGCGCTGTCCGCAGGCCCGAAGGCGGCCTCCGTCGAGCCGAGGAAGCTCTTCATGATGCCGTCGCGGAACTGGCGGCGCGCCTCGGGGTCGTCGCTCTGACCGGTGAACGTGACGCGAGCGACGCAGAAGGGGCGCTCGAGCTCGGCTCGGGTGTAAGAGCGGCGAATGCCGACGGCAGCGTACGCGCGGTTCAGCGCCTTGCTCTCGGCGTGCCGCGTAATGAAACGCCGGAGCTCGCCGATCTGGTTGGCCGGGTCGCGGTTGTTCCGCTCCGCCTTGCGCACGGCGTCGACGTACTCGGCGCCATAGGGCTCCCGCACGTCCATCTCCACCGAGCCCTGCTTCGTGAGCCACGTGCCGTCGAATTGGCGGAAGCGCACGACCACGGTCCAGGCGCAGTAGTGCGGATCGCTGCCGTCGTCGGTGCGGCGGCTGCTCACCATCGACGCACCGGCGGCATTGCCGATAGAGGCGAGGTGCGTCCGGTCGAGCGCAAACTTGTCGCCGACCTTGTAGAGGTGCGGGTCGTCGGGGCTGATATGCACGACGGCGAGCGCCACGCTGCAGCCCTCTGGAATCGCGCCCACCATCGTCGCTGGTGAGATCAGGTGGAAGTCCTGAGCGGCCTGCTTCAACGCCCTCGTCGCCTTGTCGGCGTTCGAGAAGCTACCCTCGATCGCGAGCGCCGTGGTCTGCTGCGCCTGCGACGGCTGCGGCTGAGCCGCCTGAGGTGAGGCCGCGGCGCGGCTGCCTCCTGCTCGCCGCGCGATCTCTCGCCTGGCGATCGTCTTGAGCTTCTCGCTCCGACACTCGTTTGCGTACCACTTGAGGTCCTTGTCGCCGACCTCAGTCACGGGTGTTTCCTTCTTGTCGCGGCCCACTTTCAGCGTTTCGACGGCCATGTCTGAGCTCCTCGGATTGCGTGCGTTGTTTGAAGCGGTCAGGAGCTGCCAAGCTCCACGCCCAGGGAAGAGAAGTAGTCGGCGCGCTCGTCCTCGTCGCAGGTGGCGAGGAACTCCTCGAGGTGCCTGGCCTCGGCGGCCACGTCGCGGTCGGCGACCTCGCTCGTGATCGGCAGCCAGCGGCCGAGCCGCTCATTCCAAGTCTCGCTCGTGACGAGCATCAGCGCCACCCCCGATAGGGAACGCTGCTGCGGTCGAGCTCGTCGGCGAGCGCCATGAGATGGTCGAGCTCCTCGTCGGAGGCCTCGCCCGTCGCGAGCCGCTCGAGCAGCAGGTAGGCCCGCTCCTCCGCGGTGAGGGCGCGCGGCGCCGAGGCGACCTCGACGATCCGATAGCACAGGATGTCGTCGGCGGCGTTCTGGAGAAGAGCGGTGCGTGTGGCGACGCTCGAGTAGCTCGAGTAGTCGACGCCGGCGAGGGGATGAATGTCGTTCCAGTTGGCGCGGCAAGGCTGCGTCGGGCGCAGCTCTGCCGGCGCGATGAATTGAATCGCGAGCATGCACATCCATTGTGTCACGTGGCGCGCGACGAGCAACGCTATTAGCGGACCGGGCGTGACGTTTTTTCGAGCGCTTGTTATGGAACGTTCCATATGGAAACAAGTTATTCCAATTGGAATAGTTGGCAGCCCTCACGAGCCGTCATCGATCTCGAGCGCGCGCTGCACGCGCCGCTGCACGAGGCGGTGGTAGAGCCCGCTCTCGACCGCCGCGAGGACGGCGGTGTCGACGTGGTGGCGGTCGTTGCCGAAGCGTCGGATCGCACCCCGCCGTTTGAGGTGCCGGCGCAGGGTGTCGCGGTCGACCCCAGCCACCTCCACGACCTCGTCGAGAGGCACGTACGCGGGCAGTTCCGGATCGCCCATCAGCATGCCTCCTGGATGCGCTGCGAGAGCCGAAGCGTCTGCCCGCCGGTTTCCGCGTCCGCGGCGTAGTGCCGGGCAAGCGCGAGCTCGAGGGTGGCGATCGCCGCCGTGTGAGCGACCGTCGCCATCGAGGCCACGACGACGTCGGTGCTGTGCCTGGCGAGCGCGAGCGCGCGGTGCGGGCGCTTGCCTCGTGGCAGCGCCAGACGCTCGACCAGCTTCCGCCCCGGGCGCGTGAGCGGCCAGAGCGCGAGCTCGACGGGCTCGCCGAGCCGCTGGCGCACGTACGTCCCGAGCTCGCCGTAGGCGACCTCGAGCGCGAGCACGCTCTGGTGCTGCCCGGTCTGGCGCATCAGCGCCAGCGGCGCGCCGACGGGCGACGTCGTATCCTCGTCGTCGGGCGAGTAGCCCGCCCGTTGCTCCGTGGTCCCCGCCGGGATCGCCTCGCACGGCAGCCACCCCTGTCCGCGGCAGCGCGCGCACCAGGCGAGCTCGTGATGCGGGTCGTAGTCGGGGTTGTCCGTCCAGACGCGCTTCCCGCCGACGTTCGTGAACCAGCCCCGGAGCGGCGTGAAGTACCCCGCGTTGTCGACCCAGCGCCGGCCGTGGAGGCCCGGCACGAAGCTGCCCCGCTTGCGGTAGCGGCCGGAACCGGTGCAGATCGGGCACGGCCGGGTCGCTGCCTCCGGAGCCGGGTCGATCTTCCGCGCGACCTCGCCCTCTCCGCAGCAGTGCGTGCAGTCGATCTCGATGACGCGCTTTGGCGACGGGATGGTCTGCACGCGAGTGCCCTGGCAGCGCGGGCACGTCGCGGCCCGCAGCGAGAGCATGGCGGCCCGCTCGCAGGAGGCCGCCGTGATGCTCTTGCCGCCAGCGCCGGCGGCATAGCCGCCACGGCCGGCAGCCTGGGCCTCGAAGTGGTAGCGCAGCGCCTGCTCGACGAAGGGGCGGAGCGGCGCGGGATACGTGCGCATCACCACGTGCCTCCCCGGTCTGTGGAGCATCCAGCAGTACGCGCGAGCTCGGCGTCCAGCTCCTCCGCCGTCCAGCGCCGAGCCTCGCGGGGCGGCGCCGCGGGCGGAGCCTTGGCAGCGATTCGGTGCACGAGATCCACGGGGGCGGCGGGCTTTTGCTGCGCCGGATCGGCCGGCACCACTGCAGCACCCGCCGCCCCGTTGGACACCACTAGGGCCTGAGCGGCCCGGTTGTACCTTTCGAGCTGCACGATCCGTGCACGCGGCAAGCTCGGGATTCGAGCGGCCCTCTCCCGAGCCAGCCGCGCGCGCTCGCTCTGCACGATGGCGGCGCTCGCCTCCCGAATCTCGGCAATCGATGGCAAGAACCGGCTCGTCGCGACCAGCCGAGCAACGGCGCGACGGGCGACGGCCACATCCAGGTCGACGAGCAGGGTCTCGTAGACCTGCGATGTACTCTCGCTCGTCTTCGCATTCGGGAACGCACCCATGAGCATCATGACGAGCTCGGCAGCTTCGGATCGTTTCACTTTCCACCTCCCGCAGCCGCCATCCGCTCCTGCTCTGCCTCCTGCTCGCGCAGCATCTGGACGCGGTCGGCTTGGCGTTGCAGGCGGGCGTCGGGATCGACTTGACAGCCTCGGGTGGAGCGGAGTTTGGCGCGCTTCGTCTCGCCCCACGTCTTCCAGTTGCCGAACTGGCGCCGCACGTAGCCCCTGAGTTCGCCGGCGAATACTCCCCGGCCTCCGCCGATGGGACCAGCCTTGAGCGAGGCGAATCGCTCGTCAATGTCGTCGGGATGCACGCCCGCGGCGACGGCCGCTGCACGAAGCTCCTCGTCGATGGCGAGGTCCGGCGGGATGCGGTCCAGCAGCTCATCCGACGAGGCCAGGGCCGCCCACCGCTCGGCAACAACAGAAGGATCTGGTTGGGTTGGGTTGGGTTGGGGACGCGCGGGCGCCTGCGCTTGTACGCGCGTGGGCGGGCGCGCGCCCCTGAGGGGCGTCCCCTCGATGTCCCCCTGCTTGTCCCCCTGCTTGTCCCCCTCGATGTCCCCGGGGTGTCCCCCCGGATGTCCCTCGTTGTCCCCGGAACTGTCCCCCCGAGCGTGGGCTCGGAGGAGCTCGAGCTGTCGGCGGTGCTCCTCGCGCTGCCGGCGCTTCTTCAGCGCTGCCTTCTCCCGCCGGAGTTCCACTTCTTCCGGCGGTGGCGCGTGATCGAGGTAGTCGTGCAGCTGCCAGCCGCCGTCGACAGGATCAACCAGGCCGGCGCCGCGATTGCCATCACGGAGCAACCCACCGCATTCGACGAGCGCCTGCAGTGCCTTGCGGGGATTCCGAGGCGCACCGATCAGACCATCAATATCCTCGTCGGGAATGAACCCTTCAGTAGTCGGGTTCTTCGCGGCGTAACATTTGAGCGCCCACCACATCATGATCGCTTCGCCGCGCCCGAGCTTGTAGGCGCGCACGTACTTCTCGCAGCCGACGAACTCCTCTTTCGCTGTGATCACGCCGCCCCCCGCAGGATGAGCGCGTCCGCGCCCTCGATGCCGCTCAGGCCCCAGTTCGCGACGACCCAGGCGTCCATCTCGTCGCCGTCCCACCCCACAGGCAGCCCAGCGGTGCGGAGCACGGCCTGCACCTGGTCCTTCACCGGCGCTGGCTTCGGCGCGCCCTTCTTGCGCTGCGCGCTGAAGGTGCCGAGCAGAGTCCGAGCCGTCGCCGGCGGCACGACGGTGAGCGGCAGCCCGAGGCCCATGACCACGTCGCGCTTCAGGTTACCGCCGATCTCGCCGAGCGAGTGGCTGTTGGACATACGCGCACTGAACGCGTACTGCTCCATGAACACGTCGGTGACCTCGTGCTCCTGCGCGAACTCCATCATGCGTGTGCAGATGAAGTCGAGACGCTGGACGCGATCGGTCTCGCTGGCGCCCTTCTTGAGACCGAGCCCAAGCTTCACCCTCGCCACCTTCGACCAGTCGAGCCCCCAATCCGCCGGCACCGCAACGAGCCCCGTGCCCGTCAGCGAGGCGTCGATTCCCATCGCGACTCTCATGCTGAGCCTCCTGACCCAGGCTCGCCCTCTTCAGTGAGAATGAATGTCGCGCTGACCCAGGTGCCTGGCGCGAGAGTCATTCGTTCGGGCCCACTCAGCTCGAGCGCACCACTATCCAGGACCTTGAAGTCCTTCGCGGAGAAGTCCCGAAAGATCGGGGCTTCACGTGCCACGACTCTAACGCCACTGCGAAAACAGACCTTCATGCTGCCGTCCTCCCGAACTTCTCCAGGTACCGCTGCGCCAGGCGCTTGATGTGGTCGCCGTCGCGCTCGATGCGCTCGACGACATCGGAGCGGTGCGGATTGCGCACGCCCTCGATCTGCGCCCGTTTCACTCCGAGGACGTCGGCGATGACCGGGTCGCTGCCGCTCTCGGAAACGAGGTAGTAGCTCACGACCGGCTGCTGCTGGCCCGGGCGGTCGATGCGACCGGTGCACTGCTCGTGCACGCCCGGGGACCAATCAAGCTCGCCGTGCACGCACGTGCGGCACACGCGCTGGAGCCCGTCCACGCCCTCGCCTGAGCGGAGGGAGATGATCATCAGCTTGGTGTCGCCGCCGATGAACGCCTGGACGGCAGCGTCCTTCTGCCTCGGCGTCTCGTCACCCGTAAAAAAGGCCGGCGAGAAGTGCCCGAGCCGCTCGCGCCACACATCGTAGACGGCCTTGTGCCAGCCGAACAGCACGACGGGCTCGTCGTCGGCGAGCAGCAGCTCGACGAAGTCGGCAACGTACGGCGCCTTGGCGAGCCCCGTCGCCTGGCGGAGCACCTGGTCGAGGTCGCCGCTCGCCCGGAAGCGGTCCTGCCTATCGGCACCCCTGTCGAGCACGAGGCGGGCGAGCTCGGCCGCCCGCGACTCGACGTCGTCGAAGGCACGGTGGTCGCTCTGGACGGTGTGGGGCACGACCGTCACGGGCGGCATCTGGAGGCCCACGTCGGAGCGCGTCCGGCGCAGCAGCAGGCCCTGCTCGCGCATCATTGACCCGAACGCGGCCGGGTCCTTCAGAGAGAGCTTGGGCTCGGCGCCCGTGCAGTGGGCATGCTTGAACTCCTCCCGCGTGCCGAGCGAGCCGGGCTTGATGGCGTCCATGACCCAGAAGAGCTCGCCCCCTCGGTTGTAGAAGGGCGTCGCCGAGAGGCCGAGCACGTAGTCGGCGTGCTTCGAGAGATGCGCCGCCGCCACGCACTTGAGGCTTCCGCCGAGCTCGTCGCCCTCCCCATCGACCGGAGCGGCACCTCCCCGGAGCTCCTGGCACTCGTCGAAGACGATGTAGCGGATGACCCGCGCGAGCGTCTCGGCCCAGCCGTCGAGCTTGTGGTACGTCGACAGGAGCACGTCGGGGTGCCGGCCATCCTTCACGTAATCGTAGGGCTTCGCCTTGCCGAGCACGTGCACGTCGAGCGCGGGGGCGAAGCGCTCGAGCTCGCGGCGCCACTGCGAGATGAGGTGCGTCTTCGTCACGATGAGCGCGGGGCGCGTCTGCGCCATCACCAGGGGACAGATCGCGCTCACGGTCTTTCCGACGCCGAGGTCGTCGCCCAGGATCATGCGCTTCACACCGAGCAGCATCTGGGCGGCGACGCGCTGGTAGTCCCGAGGCGGCAGGGCGAGCGGGATGTCGAGCGCCGGCACCTTGCCCGAGAGCAGCCGGTCGACGAGGGTCAGGAGTTCGCGGTGGGCGTCGGCGCCGGCGGCGAGGGCCTCGTCGTGCTCGACCTCGAGCGGATACCGCTCAGTGAACCAGGCGAGATCGCGGCACACCTCAGGCGTGTTGGTGAGCCGGATCGTCTTGTAACTCCGCCCGCTCGCCTGCGCGAACAGGCGCTTGGCCACGATCATCACGTGCGGCTCGGCGGTGAGCTCCCAGAGCCGAGACTTGTTGAGGCGGAGCGTGCCGTAGGTGCGGACGTGCGGCTCCTGCGGGGCGACCGTGGGCAGCCGGTTGACCCCGGGCACGGCCGGCGCGCCCCGGCGCGCGGGCGCTGCTGGCCGCCCGCGCGCGAAGAGCGACACCTGCTGCATCCGCCGTCCCATCAGAAGAAGCTCCCGAGCAGGACGAGGCACTCGAGCGGTTTCCCGTGAAGCTCGGCGGGCACGTCGCTGCTCTGCGCCCGCGCCGTCACGACGAGCAGCTCGCGCACCGAGTCGTGCTGGGCGTAGCGGGAGAGCTGGCGCAGCAGCTGGTTCAGGGCGCCGTGCCGCTTCACCTCGATCGCGACGGAGCCACCGACGAGGAAGTCGAGCCGCTCCGTGGGCGATAGGCGCGCCTCCCGCTCGAACGCGTAGCCACCCAGGCGCAGCGCCTCGGCGATCCCGACCTGGATCGACTCCTCGCTGGCGAGGTTGTAGCGGAACTCGCCCAGGTGGAACATCAGGCCCGCCGCGGTCGCGGTCTGCGGCTGCACCGGTCAGCCCTCCTCGTCCGTTGCCGGCGCGGGCCGGAAACCCGCGCGAAGGCGCGCAAGCTCTTGGGCGGCGACATCGAACTGCTGCTGCCACGGTTGTTCCGCAATGCCGAGCTCGGCGGAGAGGCGCGTTACGTTGACCTGTAGCGCGAACAGCCCTGCAGCAGTCTGGCATTCAAACTTGAAACCAGCCTGGTCTTCGCCGAGCTCGATCTCCACGAGCAACTCTCGCAACAGTGAATCGGCAGTCGTCACCGAGGCGAGCACCGGGGCGTAGGCTCTAAAAAGCCTGAGCTGGCCGCGATTGATTGTGACCTCGTCCATCATCCCTCCTCATCTGTTGCCGGCGCCGGATCGACGACGGCGATCCAGATCGTGTCGTCGCCCTCGGCGCGCACGAGCAGGCGCTCGTCGTCCTGGGGCGGCGGATAGCAGTCGACCGCGGGGACGCCGGCGGCCGCGCCGAGCCTGCCGAGCAGTTTCAGCGAGGCCGTTTGAAGCGAGAGCGCCTTGAGTCCCTTCGAACGCGTCGGGATCTTCAGCCGCCGGTCCCATTCCTCACTGTCGGCGAAGGAGATTTGGGCGCTTGCCGCTCCGCTGCCGGGCCACGAGAACGTGGCCACCTCGCGCCCCTCGGCAGTCTCGACCGCGGCCTCGTGCAGGCTTGCCCCGCTGAACTTCAAGAGCACGTGGTGGGTCGAGTCGGCCAGGCGCGCGAGCCCGCTCAGGAACGCTCGGGTGACGAACCACTCCTGCTCGAGCTCCACGCCGCTGTGGCCGAAGGCGTCGACCGCGACGTTGCCGTCGGTCGATCGCGCCTTGACGACCCAGCTGTCGCCGCCGGCGGGCACCGTCACCTTGAAGTGCACGCCGTAGTAGGCGCTCGAGGCGTCGGTCGCCGCGAACGAGAGCAGCGCGGTCAGCTCCGCCTTGCTCAGCTTCAGGCCGTTGGTTGTCAGCATCATGCTCGTGGGGTCTCCTCTTGGGGTTCGGTGGTGGGGGCCAATCGGTCGTCGAGGTACTCGAGCACGCGACTCCGCGCTTTCGCGTCGAGCGGCATGAGCACTCGGAGGCATGCGTCGATCGCCGCGATCTCGCGGTCGGGCTCTGGTTTGAAGAACTCAGGAGGTATCGTCTGGCTCACGCGCTCCCTCCAGGTGCGTTGCCGACGCGCGTGATGAACTCAAATTCAGCGAGCACCGCGCACAGGCCAGACACGGCCTGCACGTCGAGTTGCACGCCCGTGTACCGCTCGATGCCGGCGGCGAGCTCGTCGAGCGGGGGCAGGAGTCCGCCGACCTCGAAAATCACGAGGCACGCGGCGCGGATGGCATTGATCAACCACCCTGGCATCTCGGCGAAGTCGGGGTGCCAGGGCACGGTGTACATCACCCTCTCGCTGCGCCGTCGAGCGGACGGCATCACGCGCCGACCTCTCGCCTCGCCTGCGAAGCCTCGAGCGCCGCGAGGCGGCGGTATTCGCGCTCGATCACCCAGTAGTTGACCCCGAGCTTGCCGGCGACGCGCTTCGCCGAATACCCCAGGGTCCTGAGCGTTGCGATCCGGCTATCGCCGCTGCTCGGCGCAACGGCTTCGGGCGGCGACGCGGCGCGGGTGGTCGAAGCTGGTTGGAGCATCGCCGTGAAGGAGGACGGCTCGAGGCCGAGCAACTTGGCGGCCTCGTCCTCGTTGCCGTTGGCCCGGATCAGCGCCTGATCGACCATCCATTGCTGGTAGCGCGCGAGCTCCGCGCGCAGGTCGACGCCTTCCTCCGGCAGCGTCGACGTCACTGCGCCACCGCACTTCGGGTAGATGCCACTCGGGGGCGACTCAAACTCGTCTGCTCCGGCATGCTGTTTTTCCTTTTGCTTGCGCTTCGCGCGTTGCGCGGTTGTTGGCCGGCGACCCTCTCCGGTGAGGTGAGCGCGCATCACTTCTATCGCTCGCGCGTGCAGCTGCGAAATACGGGGCTCGCTGCATCCGAAGCTGCGGCCGATGTCCTTCAGATTGACATCGCGGAAGTAGGCGAGCCTGACGATCCGCTCGTCTCTCGGCTTCAGCGGCGCGAGCAGGGCATGGGCTACTTCTCGCTTGCGAACGACGACGTCCTCGATGCTCTCGCCCGCGCCAGCCCAGTGTGCTTCCCAGTCCTTGTCGGCGTCGTCGCAGCCAACGACGATCATTGGACTCTCGGCACCGCGGGCGGCCTTCCGGGCCCTTCGCGGGAGCCAGTCCTGATGGCGCAGCTCGTCCTTGATGCTGCCCCGGATTCGCTGCGTCAAGCCGCCGATCCAGCCGGGCGCGTCCTCATCGGGATGCGCCTTCTTCCACTCGAATAGGCCGATGAGCGCGGCCTGTTCGAGGTCATCGAGCAGCACGTTCGGCGGCACGCGCACCTTCCAGCCACGCGCGATCCGGAGGGCAAGATTCCGATGCTTGCGAATCGACGCGAGCAGATCGGGACTCGACGCCGCGCAAGTCGATGGGGTCCTCCGTCGCTCCCCGGAGCGGTGCAAGCTCACGAGTGCCGTCCCTTCACGTGCGCGGGCGGCTGGCGAACGCAGTGATCGAGCGCATAGCGAATGGCGCCGGCGTAGCTCACGCGCACGTCGGCGGCGGGGTCGTTGAGCATGAAACCGAGGACGGCCTTGATGTGCCGCTGGTCCTCGGGAGTGAGGCGCAGGTGGAGAGTCGTGTCGTCACCCTCCGCGCTGCGGTGTTTGCGGCGCGCCGCGCCCTTGCCTGCTCCTGTCACATTGCCCTCCTCTGAGCGAGCCGCTCGATTCGGCGGCACGCTTCTTTGATGTCTCGCGCCGACTCGATGATCGCGATGCGCATCCGCTCGGTCTTCACCCGCTCCGCGGCGACCGCGGCGTCGGCGTCCTTGCGCGAGGCGTTCCTGAGCCGAGCCTTGGCCTTGCGCTCTTCGACCTTCAGTTGATGGACGCGCTCCTGCGCTTCGCGCACCAGCGTGTCCCAGGTCTGCCAGCGGCGCTCACCTCGGGCGTAGCCGAGCAGCACGTCGAAGGCGTCGAGCGCCTTGCCGCAGTCGGAGCAGCTCACCGTGCGCTGCTTGCCGTCGAGGCTGACCTGGTAGTGCCGGCAGAAGCCGGGCTCGAATGCCACCGCCGTCTGGTTCGCGGGCGCTGTCGGCTCCGCGACTCCGAGCACCGGCGAGATGATGTCGGCGATGTCGATGCGGATGGGGTCGGTGTGGTCCATCAGTGTGAGCTCCTCGACTGTGCTGCCTGCTGCGCAGCGAGCAACCGCGCGCACCAACGCTGGAGGATGTCGCACTGCTGCCGCCACAAGCGCTGATGGTGGCCGGTGAAATCGCAGCGGTGCTCAGCGATCTCGTGGCTGATCGGGTAAATGGCGTTGGCCTCCGTGAGCGTACTCGGGATGCGGATGACGTTCCCGAGGCACATTTGGGCGCAGAGTTCGTCACGCTGCGGCGTGCCCATCGCTCCCGGATGGTCGGCGTAGCCGTCGTCCACCACCAGCTCGTACCCTTCGAGTTTGACGAGTTCCTTCAATGTCATGGGCGTAGTCCTCTGGCGATTCGTCGCTGCGCATACTCGATTGCTCCTCGGGTATGGCGGAGCCGCGATGCCTCTTCGACCGTGCACCCGACGTCGCGGAGCGACGCGTACTGGGCTCGGTGTCGAGCGCGGATCCGAGCGCCATTGCGCGCGCGGAATTGGCGCGACTGGAGCGCACCCGGGAAGGGCGTTGCGGTCGTGTTGCTCACTGCTCACCTGCCGGTCGTGCTTCCGTGGACACAACCTCTACCGCGTGCAATTGGTCTTCCCCGCAGCTGGGGCAACGCGCCGGGACGAAGACCTCGCCGCACTCGCACCGCACGAGGGCAGCCTCGCCAGCGACGTCGTGGAGCTTGGCGACACGCCTGGAGGCGCTCGGCATCGGAGACTGACCGGCGACTCGCCGCAGCTCATATGTGAGACACCAGCCGTTGATGCGTGAGATGCTGCACAGCAGATTCGCCAACGCCTGGGCATCGAGCGGAGTGGACTGGCCAGCGAAGTGAGTACGCAGGTCAGCAATCAGTCCAGCGTAGTATTCGTCCGCGTTCGGGTCCGTCTCCAGCTCCCGCAAGCACGCAGCCAGCAGCACGTTCGCGGCGGCGAGTTGCTGCTGCTTCTCAGTGCCCCACGTGCGCCATTCGTCCACCTGTGCCCGCAACCGCTCCACCTCCGCGCGCAGGGCGGCAAGCTGGCGCGAAGGAGGCGACACCTCAGGATCGAGCTCGGCCGCCGCCCGCTCGAAGGCGTTGGCGAGGATGTCCATGGCCTCGCGCATCTTCCCCTGATAGGACCGCGTCCTGCAGCCCCGCGCAGCCGCCAGCAGCTCGCGCCGACGCGCGCCCAACGACTCGTGGATTATCCGCTCGCAACCGTTCATCGCTGCCTCCTTGCCCGCTGCTGGGCGAGCTCGTAGTTGACCCGCCCGATCGGCGTCCGGCACGCGCGCCAGGCGCTGACGCGCGCGAGCGCGACGAGGAGCCCCAGCGCGAGCGATACCCAGAGCTCGGTGGTCATTTGGCCTCCGGGCGCACGAGTTCGTCGCACATCATTCGGCTGCGCCCTTCTTGCGTCGCCCGCGCTTCGGCGGTTCGAGCCCGCCCTCTCTGATCGCGTCATCGATCAGCTTGCGGATGGTCATCCCGCTCACCCCGAAGCCGGCGCCGATGTTTTCCACGGTCTCGCCCTGCAGGAACTGGCCGAAGATCTTCGCCTTATCCTGCTCTGAGAACCGGCTGCGCTTCTTCAGGCGCTGAGCGAGTAGGGCCTTGGCTAGCGCCGCAGCATTCACGGGGGGAGAGTGCTCGACGCGACTCAGCGCCGGCTGCCGCGGTTCTGGCTCACGAGGCTGCGCCCTGGCGGGTCGATCCAGGTCGTCATCGTCCTTCGGGCGATGCCCTCCGCTGAGCAGGTTCTTGGCCCAGTTGGTGCTTCTGTCTGTCACTTGCCCTCCCGGCGGACGCGAACCAGCGCGTGCGCCTTCACGTTCCAGCGGTAGGCGGCCTTGCCTCGTTTCCCGCGTCGGAGCGAGAGCTGCTGAACACCCGGGAAGCTCAGGTCGAATCCCGTCACGATCATCGCGACTTCTCGCCGCGCCTTCGCGTCCCACCACGGCAGTTCATCGCCGATGCGGACGTTCCAGGCCCGCACACGCTTGGTCACCATCACTTCCCCTCCCGACGCGCGAGCTCGGCCTTGCACCACCAGCAAGGCTCGCCGATGCACGGGCTGATGTGTGGGGGAGCCATGCAGACGTTGAGCGTCGCCTCCGGCACCCGCTGCTCGGCGGCGGTGCGCGATTCAGGCGCGCATCTCAGCTCGGGGCTCTGCGGGCACAGGCACTCGGACTGGCGCCGCATGCAGACGGCGCACCATGGCTCACCTTCCGGCTCGTTCTGCGCCGCGGGCTGGCCCAGCGGCAGCGACCATGCAGGGCGCACCAATGCGACTGGAGGCGCCGCGGGCTGGCTGCAGCGCGGGCAGTCCTCCGGATCGATGGCAGGGAATTCCTCCTCGTATCTGCACCCGGCGGTGTGCTCACTCTGCACCGCGGGCAGTCGAGCGCCACGTGTGTTGAGAGCTGCCCGCTCGTCTGGCGTCACCGACACAGCGCGGATGGTGACGCCGTATCCCGAGGCTACGACCGTCTCAGTGCGGACCGGCGCCGCGGGCTGGCTGGAGAGGTGGGCTCCGCTGCGACGGAACAGCGACCCAGGGCGCCGGTCCTGCTCGATGTGATCGCGCATCTCTCGAATCAGCGCGTTCGCGGCGGCGAGTTGGGTCAGGGCCACATCACGCTCAGCGGCGCGCATATCCAGCGCTGGTTTGATGGCCTCTGTAGCGTCCGCCCGCAACCGCTCCACCTCCGCTCGCAGGGCGGCGGCCTCGTCCTGAGCAGCGTTCAGGTCGCGTCGCAATGACCTGGCTGCCTCCGCTGGGTCGCGCCCTTCATCCACGTCTGCCGAGATACCGGCCTCGTCGAGCACCTTCCGCAACTCCGCGTGCAGGGCGGCGCATTCGGATTTGTGCTTAGCAACAAGCTCGTTGTGCGCTCCGATGATGGCTTGCGCCGTCTTCAGCGCCGCCAGCTCTTCGTCATCGCGCTTGATGCACTCCTCTAGGGTTGTGCGCATCGATTCCGCGGCCCGCTCCGCCTTATCGGCGCGGGCGAGCGCCTGACGCTCCGCCTCGTCGGACTGCCCAGCCCGATCAAGCGCGGCGTCGCGTTCGTCCGCCACCTGCTTCAGCTCGGCGCTCGCAGCCCTGAGCTCCTCGCGTAGGGCGAGGGCCTCCTCGCACGAGCACCGGTCGAACTCGGCCGTCACGACGACGCCTCCCGCCGCACCAGGCGGTAGCGCCCGGGTGGCGGCGCGGGAATGGTTGGCGGAGGCGGTGGCGGGCGCAGGGTTGTCCGCTGCTCGAGTGCCTCGTTCAGCCGCACGATCTCGATGGCCTGCTGCTCGATGATGCGCAGGACTTTCCTCCCCGTCTGCTCGTCGTAGATGACGCTGTCCGTCAGCTGAGCGCGCTCCTCCGGGGTCAGTTTCTCGATCTCCGCCATCACCACTCCTCCGCCTTGAGGCCGTGCTTGCCAGCGAAGCGGACCCAGTATTCCTGCACGGCGTCGCTCAGCACCTGCGCGATCGGGCGCCTCTCTTTCGCCGAGATGCGCCGCAGCCGCTCGAGGTGCTCGGGCGTCAACCGTGGCTGCTGGTCCGTCGTCGCGTCGCTCAAAGGCCCCCCACGGTCGTGGACTCCGCGTCTGCCCGACGGCGCTTCAGCTTTTCGACGAGGGTCGTGCGGTTGATGTGCAGCAGCCGCGCAGCGCCAGCCACCGTGCGAGCCTTCGTCAGGGCGGAATCAATGAGCCGCCATTCGAGGTTCGCCAGGAATGTGCCGAGGTCCAGGCCCTCGTCTGGAAGGTAGCCGTGGAACGCACCCGCTCCCCGGATGCAGGCCTCGACGAACGACACGCATCCAGCGCACCAGAAGCGGTTCGGCTGGGGCTGGGCGTGGCCGCCGATGACCGGCGCGCCGCAGGCGCAGCGTGCGACTGTGAACGAGCCCCTCATGTCGGCACCGCCCGTCCGTCGCGGATGGCGAAGTTCCCCCAGAAGTTGAGCGCGCCCTTGCAGGGCAGAAACGGGAGCGGACGCACATCGCGCAGCACGAAGCCGAATTGATCGGGCACATGCCAGCCGTAGCGCTGGCCCTTGGGGCCGAGCACGTCGACCAGGCGAGCGGCGCCAATGATGCCGCCGCGTTCCAGCTCCTCGAAGGTCGGTGCTTGAACCCTAGAGCCCGTCACTTCATCAGCGAAGCTCAAAGCGTCGTCGTACTCGTCCCGAGTCATCCCCTTGGCTGCGTGGATGAGGAACTCGCCGCGATATGACGTCCACCACTGACGATTCTCGATGTCCTTCCTGGCGTTGACAATGAGCCATGCCCAGGGTTGTCGAATCGAAAGGGCTTTCATCGCCCCCTCCGGTGCCCAGCCGCGTGTGGGCAAGTCGCAAAGTGGCTCTTGTAGAGCGTCCCGACGTAGCGGCCGCGCTCCTCGGCTTTGAGCACTCGCGCCTTTCCGTCAGCGAGCACGAGCACGTTCCCGTCAGCGGCGGGTAGTGCGTCGACGGGCATCGGTCGCACGCCGCTCATCCGCACCCAACGAATGGACGCGCGGCAGCTCTTGCAGGTGCTTGGGCTGCTCACGCGCGCACCGCCTTACGGAACTGGTCCGTCACGCAGAGCAGGCCGTCAGCGGTCTCCGCAACGAAGCCGAACTTCTGCAACGTGCGGACCGCCTGCTTGAACGAACTCGACGTGTTGCTGCGACTGATTCCGCCCGCGATCTCTTCTCGCGATAGCCCCACGTGACTCGGCTGCGCCACCATGTAGCCGAGGATGAGGCTTTCGTATTCGGGGAGTCGCGCGAGCCAGTACTCGAGGAGCGCCTTTCCGCGCGGGAGCGGCGTCGGCTTCGCCTGCTTCGCGCCCGCGGCCGTCGCCGTGTAGGGCGAGCCGGTGATGAGACCCGCCGCGCGGAGCGCGCGGAGCGCGGCCTTGAAGGTCGAGCTCCGATGGCTCTTGCCGGCGAGCATGCCGATCAGAGTCGCGTCGAGCGGGCCGTGCAGAGCGATAACGGCGAGCAGCTCGTGCTGGTAGGCGTCGCCGGCGGACGCCGTCTCGATCGGCTTGGCGCGCGACGCGGCCTTGCGCGGTCCCCGGATCTCGACCGGCATCCCCTTGCCCTCGCCATAGCGGGCGAGACGTTCACTGATCTGGTCGATCTCGTCCGGTACCTCAGGTGTCCGCGCGCCGTGCGAGACGGGTCGGATCGGATCCGCCGCATTGCCGCGAGCGCCGCATCGAATGCACTCGAGGCGGTCGCCCGCCGGCGTCCAGTAGACCTCGTGTTTCCCATCGCGGCCCTCGATCGGGCACGGGTCCTCCAGCTTGGGGCGCGGCGGCGAGGGCTCGCTCCCGCGGTCGAGCGCGTCGGCCCACTGCGTGAACGCCTGCGCATTCGACCTCGCGAACTCGGCCGCTACACGGAGCCGGCGCCGGAGCTCCTGGATCTCCTCGAGGAGATCCGTCTCGCGTTTGATCCACGCCTCCGCCGCATCCATCGCGGCGCCGACGTTCCCATCACCACTCGTTTCTGCCCCGTCCTCGTCGACGCTCTCCGGAGGAGGCGGCTCCGCCAGCAGCGCGCGGAGCGCGTCGAGATCGACCGGGGCGAGCGGCGCCCGCTGTCGCCCCATGCTCCCGAGCGTCGGCGTCGAGCTCGCGTCGAAGGTCTCCGTCGGGAGGATCCGGACGCGCTTGAAGACGCGGAGCCACGACGGCGACCAGCAGAAGAACTCGCCAACCGCGAGCGAGGGGAGCGCCTTGAGGTCGGCGTTTGTGACGCCGTCGTCCGCGCCCGTATCCGTCGACCACTCCGCGATCGCCTTGCGTTCGTGCGGCCCGCGCAGCTGTCCGACGAAGAGGCATTCGACCTGGTTGAGCACCTCCTTCGAGACCGACTGCGGGCGCTGGGTGAGCAGCGTGACGCCGCCGCCGTAGTTCCGCGCGAGGCGGACATAGTCCGTCGCCGCCCCGAGCATGCGCTGCTCGCCGGGCGCGCAGTTTTGCGGGGCAACGAGCTGTGCCTCCTCGACGATGAGGTGGAAGGGCGACAGCTTTATCCGGAGCGTCCGGAACACGACCTCAAGGAAGTCGGCGACGAACTCCTTGCGCTTGCTCTTGCTGAACTCGGAGTAGTCGATCACCGCCGAAGCGCTGCTCGTGACCAGCGCCTCCGCGAGCTTCCCGCCCGCGTCGGCCGGAAGCGGGAGGTCCGCGTGCATCCCGCCGATGACCGGGATCGCGAGCCCGGGCGACTTGCCGTCGGCCGCAAGACGCAGCGCCCACCAGTTGCCGATCGGATCGAGGATCACGGTCGGCGCGCCCGCTCGAATGAGCTGCTCCGCGAGCCGCCGCGCGGTGTAGCTCTTGCCGGAGCCCTTCGCGCCGATGACGCCGAAGGTCTGCGTCGCCGCCTCGGACGCAGGCATCCCCAGGCCCTCGGCGAGGACGACGTTGGACTCGGCGTCCGAGCCTTCGCGGATGATCGAGTCGTGGTGACGCGGATGCGCCGGTGTCGAGTTGTTGAGCATTACACCGAACCCAAGGCCTTGCGTTCTGCCCTCGGGGCGCGCGACTTCGAGTGCTGCTCGACCCAGCGGATCGACTTGGCCTCTTCGCGGCACTGGTCGAGCAGCGTCTCGACGGAGCGGCGCGCCCAGCCCACGTGCTCGTACTGGCGCACGTTCATGTGCCTCGGATCGAGGTCGGTGTGCAGGTCCTCGAGGCGCTCGATGAGCTGATTGATGTTCTTGATCGGCTTGGGCGTCGTCGTCGTCATGCTTCGTTCCTTCCTTGAGCCGTCAGCGTCTCCCATGCGAGTCGAACCACTGCCGGAACCTGTCCGTTGCCAGTGGCGCGCACGCGGTCCATCCGATGGGCCACCCCATCAACCACTCCCTCAAAGCGAGCCACACCCCACCAGTCCGTCCCTCCAGAGAGGGTCTCTTCGGTCCAGTGCGCCCCATGGCGCCGCCTTGGTTGCTCCCGTAGAGCGTCGCTGTTGGCGTCGGCAGGTAACCGCGCGCCTGGGCAAGCTCGGGTGAGAGCCTGGGACCGCCGTGCCGCTTTCCACGTCCCGATCGCGCCGAGGCCCCCTTGTGATCGCTCGCCAGCGGCGTCGGCAGAGGGGGCGCACGCATCTCCGCGAGCCGCCGGTGCCCAGCCCATTTGAGCATCGACGGCGACTCCTCGTTTCCCGCGCCGGTCGGCGTCGGTAGCCACGATCCAGATGCGGTCTCGCTTGTGCGGGGCGCCGACGTGGCGAGCTCCCAGCACGTCCCATCGAGCATCGTACCCGAGCGCGGCCAGGTCACCGAGGACGACGTCGAGTCCGCGAGCAGTGAGATCTGGGCTGTTCTCCACGAACGCGAAGCGCGGTCGTACTTCGCCAATGATGCGAGCGAACTCAGACCAGAGGCCGCTGCGTGCGCCACCGATACCTGCGCGCGACCCGGCGCTGGAGATGTCCTGGCATGGGAAGCCCCCGCTGATGACATCGACGTGGCCGCGCCAGGGCCGGCCGTCGAACGTGCAGACGTCATCCCAGATCGGGAAGGGTTCGAGGTGGCCGTCTCGCTGCCGAGCGAGGAGCACGCTGCGGCAGTAGGCATCAATCTCGACAGCGCAGACGGTGCGCCAACCAAGCAGGAGCCCTCCCAGGATGCCTCCTCCTGCCCCAGCAAAAAGTGCCAGCTCACGCACGGTCCCTCGATTCGACTGCTGCGGGGGCCGGGGCCTGCAGGACAATGAGGCCGCGCCGCACATCGATGCGGCGCCAGCCTGCTTTGACGAAGCAGCGGCCTGGATCGCGCTTGCGGGCGACACGTTCGGGATCGACCTCGGTGGTGAGCGGCACGGGCGGCAGCCCGTGATAGCGCCGGCGCCAATGGGCATAGGTGCGCTCGGTCGCCTCGGCGATGAGCACGCTGGACTGGATGAGCGATTCGTTCCGGAAGATGGCGCAGCGGAAACGACGCCCGCCAGCGGGGTCGAGATTCTCGATGGCGCCCCACACCGCGTCGCCGCCCTCGGCGAGCATCACCAAGGTGCGGCCGCTGCTCATGAATTCGCGCGCGCCCGGCGTCTGCCGCGAATAGTGCCGATCGGCCAGGCGCCGAGCCCGCGCGTCAGTCCGTCGAACCGGGTGCCAGTAGCCGTCGAGCTCGAAGAGCAAGCCTGCGTTCATGGATACCGCCTCCGGCGCGCCTCGAGGCATCCGCGGCAGAGCAACGTCGGCAGCGTCGCGGGCTGGCCGCAGTAGTCGCGGATGCAGACGACCTGACCGTCCTCGGTGATGAGATTGAAGCGTCGCGCGTAGTTCATCGCCGCGGCGTCCATCGGCAGGAGCCGGCTGGGCTCCTGGGTATCGGCGACATCGTTCATGGGTTGAGGTCCTCCACGGTGAACTCGATGCGTGTGAGCGAGAAGGACATGCGCCTCACGGCACGTACTCCCAGTCGTTGGACTCGTTCAGATCGAGGTCGCCGTCATCGTCGCGGACCTCGTAGTCGCCGCTCTCGATGGCCTCGCGGAGCTCGCGGTCGATCTCGGCATCGATGCAGTCCGGCGCGCAGGGCTCCTCACCAACCGCGTGGCAGCCGGGGCAGACGTGGGGCGCCTGCGAGCAGCCGGGGTCGTGGTAGCTGTTGGCGTCGCAGCCGCACTCCTTGCAGGCCCTGAAGGCGAAACCGAGGCCGCTCATGTGGTAATTCCGCTCCTCTCGTGGACGAGGTTGAGGACTGCCGTCAGCCGATCGACTCGTGCGTCGAGGGCTCGATAGGCGCCGGCGAAGGCCTCCTCGGCGCTGGCGCCCGTGGCGCCGGTGTTGCAGATGCGGCAGGTCCAGTGCGGGCCGTGGTCGACCAGGCCCGCCTGGATCTCGGGGCAGAGGTAGTGCGGCACAGAGTGCATCGCGCGGCTGTCCCAGACGAGGTCCGTGAACTCGAAGCCGAAGCCGTGAACGGTCACGTCACTGCGCTTCGCAGCCGACGGCGGCGCTGGCGTAGCCTCGGGAGGCATCTTCCGGGCGGCCTTCACGTCGCACCTCCCGCCTGGAGGAACGCGGCCTCGCGCGCCTGGCTATCCTTCCTCGGACGCCCGTTCTTGCCGCGGCAGAGCTCGACGGCTTCGTCGATGGGCATACCGGCACCGATGAGCTCGAGGCACCGCCGCAGGCGCTTCAGCGCCGTCCGTTCGATCTGGTGCACACGCTCCTTGCTGATACCGAGCTCGCTCGCGACCTCCTCGTAGGTGACGACCGGGCGAAGCCCTTTGACGATCCAGGGCACCGTGCCGCCGTAGCGGCGTGCGTACTTCGTGGTCGCGAGCTTTTGCTTCTCGACGTCCATGGTCCCTCCTCCTCGTTGTCGTCAGCTGTTCGCTGGGGAATCGCGTTCGAGTCGTTCTTCAGAGCCCTTGCGGCGACAGTCCGCACAGATGGCGCCGGCGTCGGCGAAGGCCTGGGCGCGGGCGCGTGGCGGTGTGAGGTCGCAGAACAGGAGACCCGGGCTCGGCTCGAGCTCCTCGAGCGACGGCGTCCCGTACTGCGCGAACACGACCTCCACCGCCGGAAGGGCGTCCTTCACGATCATCGCGCTCGCGAGCCCGTCGGCGCAGGAGTCGTGGGTGATGAGCTTCGTGACCTTGCTGCAGTCGATCACTGGCCCTCCTCCACCGCGAGGTCGGCATCGATCGGGCCGAGCAGATCATCGAGCTTCTTCGCGAGCTTCCGGCCTTCCCAGGTGCGCTTGCTGGCCTTGTGCGCGCGCTCGCGCGTCGCAGGCGGGACTGGCCGCGAAGGCAGCCCCGCGAACGCCTTGCTCTCGCGCGGCTCCCACTCCGCCGGCATGCGCAGGCGATTGAACCGGCGGTCGGTCACTGCTCACCTCGCCCGCGCTTGCGCCGCGCCGCATCGAGACTCGCCACCTTAGGCCGTGTGGCCTCCTCGGCGCGCTCTGATGCCGCGAGTGCCTCACCGAGGGGAGCCACGAGGTGCCACCGCCGGTGTGTGCGGGCGAGGTCGAGGAGTTCTACGAGATGCTCACTCGACAGTTGCGTGCCGCAAGCCACCCCCCCCTGATCGGGGTGGCTTGCAGGCGTCGTTCCTGCACTTCCCTGTGCGCGAGCCGGCTGTCTTTCTGCTGTTCCCGTCGCCGCTGCAGTTTCTGTGCAGCTTTCTAATCCGCTGGTCGTAGGTTCGAATCCTACCGGGCGTGCTACTCGATCCAGCATGATTTCCGCTCCCTCCTCGCCGCATCCGTCAGCGGCTGAAATTTGTTGAGCCACCTCGTAAGCCATCCCCCCCTCCGCGGGCGCCGTCGGCACCGGTGAATTGTCGAGCTTTCGGAACCCGAGCGCGACGTCCAGCGGTGCCCAGTCGCCGAGGGTTTCGATGCGCTCAGCCTCCCGCCGGTAGCGGTTGATCATCTGGCTCGACGTGTGCCCGGTGCGGCGCGCGATCCAGGCCTCGGTGCGGTCGTTGGCCAGGGCGACAGTGATAAAGCCCGCGCGTAGGTCGTGGAAGCGGATGACCCCGCGTCCGGGGCGGGCGTCGAACAACTCCGGGCGGGAGATACCGGCCAGCCTCACGTGCTCGCGGAACAACTCCGCCTGCTCCGTGTCGCTCAGCGGCGGGAACACCAGGGCGTCCGCGGGCGGGTCGCCGAGGCCCTTCCGATACGCGACGAGAGCGTCGCGCGTGCCGGGGAACATCTCCCAGCTCAACACCTCGCCCGTCTTGCTGATGCCACCATGGACGAAGCCGTTCTCGAGGTCGAGGTCGCGCCAGAAGAGCGCGAGGTACGCCTTGCGCCCGCCTTCGCGATGTCCGAAGCCATAGAGCACGCGATAACCGATCTCGACCTTCGGCGAGCCACACAGAACGACGTCGTTCGCCGGATACAAGAACGGGTACTTCGGCGGACGGCTCGGCTTCGGCGAGAAGCCGACGTCGAGGGGACTGCGCTCGATGATGCGGCAAGGGTTCGCTGCCTTCTTGAGAAGGTATTGGATGACCTGGGCATATTGCTTGCGCGTGGAGTCGGTCTTCACTCGCGCTGGGAGGTTCTCCATCGCCCGATAGGCGTCATCGGCACTGAAGCGAACGAGTGGGATGTTGCCGATGGTCTTGCAAAGCGCATTCAGCCGACTGACGTCGTCACCGACACTCGCCTTGTCCCGCTTGAAATAGCCTGACCCGTAGCGAACGGCGAGTGTGCCGCTCGTCCAGCGTTCGCCGAACTCTCGAAACGTGATGAGCGCCCCGGGCTTGCCGTTGCCGTCGTCTATGGCCTCCGCGCACAGCTCTCGGATTGCCTCGACGCCACCGTCGAACTCGGCCTGATCGTGACTCGCGGCGAGCTGGCGCAGTGCGGTCTCGATCTCCGTGTAGCGGCCGCGGGCCACGAGCAATGCTGCCATCTCGGCCATGACAGCCTCGCGTTGTTCCGCGACCTCCTTGCGGGGAGCCTGGATCACGAACCAGGGCCGACGCCCCTTGCCGATTCTGAGCTGGGTGCCCCAGCCGTTCTTTCGTCGATGCAACGTCATGGGCTTACTTGCCTCGCACGGCTCTGAGCCGCGCCATCATCTCGTCTTTCGCTGCCGCCTTGGCGAGGGGTGGCTTGACCGGCTCTTCCTTGTCGAAGCTCTTGCCGTGCACGCGCGCGAGTTCTTCGCGCAGCGCGTCCGGCGACAAGAAATATCGACGGCCGTCTTTTCGCGCGCCTGCCTGCCCCTTGATCATACGGCGCCTGACAGCCTTGATGTGCCGCCGAGGACCCAACGGGCTGTCGGCTTGCTCCACGTCATCGTCTGCCGACCGACGAAGACGGGCCTCGACCTTTTCCGCGACCAGGTCGGCGAACGCCTCGAAGGCCTCGACGAGGTCCGTCATCGTGAAACCTCGTCGCGCGTCGCCTCACCCGTGATGTCTTTGGAGCGCGTATCGGGAAACGGCGCCGCCGGCGCGCACGCCGAGCAGAGATCGGACACCAGCGAGTCAGTCATGACCCCCTCCGCTCGGAGCGCCGCAGCGCCTCGATGCCGTCGGGCGTGACGACGAAGACCGTGTCACCGCCGGAGAGCGGGTCCGGGCCGCGACGGACGCGCATGAGCTCGCGCGAGCAGAGCCCCTGGATCGTGGCCCAGTCGGCGTGCCCTTCGCCCGCACAGAAGCGGTTGCGGTAGAGGGGGCTCTCGCCGTCCCAGGCCGTCGCGTGCGCCATCACGTGGCGCTCGGCGGGCGAGAGCCGCAGGCGCGCGTCTTGGAGCCCGAGCGCCTGCTCGTGCTCGTGCCGCAGCGTCCGCGCGAGGGCATCGTCAAACCACGTCATGCCGCCCTCCCTGCCGCGCGGCAACGGCGGGCCGCGGACTCGAGCCGCCACTGCGCGAGGGCGACGTAAGGGTGGGTGGCGATCAGCGCGCGCCGCATTGCGGCAACGCGAAAAACCAACGCGTTTAACCGGACTTGCGGCGTCCGGCCAAGGCAAACGCTAAATAAATTTGGGGGGGGGGGGGTACCTTTGTGGTAGGGGGCAGTTTTCTCCGCGGTTACGCGGACTTGAGTCCCCTTGCGGGGGCTCGTCATGAAAACGCTAAATCGCCCCTCGCGCACCCCTCGGTGGCCTTCCTCACGTCGCAACGGCTGCCCCGGTCCCTGCACCATCGAGCCCCTCCTGCGAGTGCGTCCCAACACTCGCGACGAAATCGCGTCTACAAGACGCCACCATGTACACACAACCCAAAACGATACATCCATCGAGATTGGTACGAGGCGGTCAGCGACACTCCCACAGGAGGTCACTTCTCTCAACAATAGCGTTCGGTGGAGCTTAAGTCGACGCCGGTTCAGTCGCGGTATCATTTCATCCGTTAGGAATTTCCGTTCCGAAAGGTCACCGCTTGAAGAAGCCCCAAAAGCCGCGTGTTCGCCGCCGCCTCAAGCCCAAACCGTTCGTCGCGCTCGCTGCAACACCAGAGCCCATTCGCGACGAACGCGTGCCAGAGCCGCTGTGGAACCTGCCCGTACGCGTCGAACAAGCCAATGCCCTGGGACCCCGCTACAACCAGACCGAGCTCGCCGAGAAGAGCGGGCTATCGCAGGCGGTGATCAGCAAGCTCGCCAACCGCACGAACCTCGTCGGGATCAGGCTCGAGACGCTCTATAAGCTCGCCGGCGCGCTCGACGTGACCGTGCCGTGGCTGCTCGGCGAGACCAGCAGGCGACGGCCGCGCCGGAAGCCCGGGTCTCGCGGGACCCGCACGAGTAAGCGCACGCGCAGCGGCCGATGAGGGCCGCTGACCTCGGCGAGGTGTGCGGCGTCTTCAGTCCCCCCTCCGCAGTGCCCAGCACCCCGCGACACCGCTCGACACCGTGCGATAGCGGCTGGCACCCTTCGACACTGCTCGGCAGTGCGGCGCACCGCTCGGCACGCTGCGACAGTGCTCGGCACTTCGCCGCAGTGCTCGACACCGTGCGACACCCCTCGGCACTCTGCGGCACAGTTGGGTTTCGGGCCCGGCCCGTCGGCTATAGAGGGTGGGGGGCACCTGAATTGGAGGGGGGTGCAGGTGCTTTTCGGGCGTCGCGTCGCCTCCTGACGTGAGCCGACCCAGAACTACAAAGGGCCATGACAGCTCCGAGAGCAGGCCCAAGCGCGGGGCAGCGCGACACGACACGGGGCTGCTGCCATCGCCCCGTGTCACCGCCATTCTGGCGTCGCCGGCGACAACGCAGCCGCCAGGTAATTTCGGCGTACGTTCCCGCACGGTTGCAGCAGTCGAGGACGCCTGCCTTGGCGGCGCTTGGCGGCGCTCGTCGCCCCTCCCCGGTCTGAAGGCTCTTGGCTGAGAAACGCAAACCGAGCACTCGCCAGCGGCCGCGGAAGGCGGTCGACCCCGCCGAGCTCGCCGCCATCCTGACGTTTGCCGAGCTCCATGGCGACAAGGCGGCATCCGAGCAATTCGGCGTCTCCTGCCGGACTTTGCAGCGCTACCGGGCAGAGTTGCGGGCGGGGCGACACCCCGCGCTGGCGGCGCTTGTCGCTCAAAAAAAAACCGACACCGCCCAGCGCTTCGAGGACCAGCTCACGGGCGTCTACGAGCGGGGCCTCGAGGCACTCAGGCGGCGCATCGACGACACGGGGCAGGATACCCGCATGAAGGATCGCGACCTGATCGGAGCGGTACACATCCTGGGCAACCAGCTGGTGACGCGGCGGGCGCTGACCGGCGATGACGAGCCCACTCGAGACGATAGCGCGGGTGCGGCGCCTGCAGCGCCTGGCGCAGCAGGCCCGGATGCGCCGCCGGGCGCAAGCCGAGCGGCGCTCCACTGAGCGCGGCCTCGAGTCCATCCTCGACCTGCTGGTGCGGCTGTCGCCGCACCTGCTTCGACCGGAGCACTTCGCCGGCTACTGCGCCCGAATCGAACGGGGCGTAGGCGGAGGCCTCCGCGTCGTCTTCGCCGCCCCGCCCCAGCACGGCAAGACGGAATGCACGCTCCACGGCCTCGTGTGGCTCATCCTCCTGCACCCCGGACGGCGGCACGCGTACATCACGTTCAGCGTGCGACGCGCGCGCACGATTGCGCGCAAGGTCCGGCGCCTGCTCGTGCGATGCGGCATCGAGGTGTCCGGCACGCTCGACATGCTCCAGCTGCCTGCGGGCGGGCAGATCCTGTTCAGCTCGATCGACGGCGGCATCACGGGCGAGCCCGTCGACGGCGTCGCGCTCATCGACGACCCGTACAAGAACCGGAAGGAAGCCGATTCGGCGCGCCGCCGCGAGGTGGTGGAGGATTGCTACCGCGAAGCGATCGAGCCGCGGGTGCATGCGACCGCCTCGATCTTCCTGCTCGCGACGCGGTGGCACCCCGCAGACTTGAGCGGCACGCTCGTCGGCGAGGGCTGGGAATACATCAACCTCCCGGCCATCGCGGAGAACGACAACGACCCGAACGGGCGCGCTGTCGGCGAAGCGCTCTTCCCCGCGATGTGGCCGCTGCCCGAGCTCGAGAAGAAGCGAGCCAAGGTCCTCGATTTCACGTGGGCCGCGCTCTACCAGGGTCGCCCCCGCCCCAAGGGCGGCAAGGTCTTCCACGAGCCGACGTTCTACTCCGAGCTGCCGACGCGCTATCGCGGCGCCTTCGGCGTCGACCTCGCGTACACGGCGCGCACCAACGCGGATTGGTCGGTGTGCGTGGAGCTCTGGCGCGAGGACACCGACGATCCGGAGCGGCCACGCTTCTACGTTCGCCGGGTCGATCGGGCTCGCGTCGAGGCGCCGGCGTTCGCCCTCACGCTGCGCGCGCGCCACCACGAGCACGAGCACTGGGGGATGCTCTGGCGCGCGAGCGGCACCGAGAAGGGCGCCGCTCAGTTCCTGCAGAAGAACCTGCCCCTCGAAGTGCAGCAACCGCCGGGCGACAAGCTGGTGTCGGCAACGGAGGTCGCGGCCGCGTGGAACGACGGCCGCGTGCTCCTGCCGGACCCGGAGGCCTTCGAGGACGACGAGCGGTTCGACGGTCTCGAGGATTGGCTCTGGGACTTCATCGACGTGGTCACCAACTTCACCGGCATGGGCAAGGAGGTCGACGACGACGTCGACGCGCTCGGCAACGCCCACGCCGCGCTCATGCGGAGCAAGATGCTCGACTACCTGATGACGCAAACCTGATGTCCCTCTTCGGCCTCGTCGTCGCGCTCGTCGTTCTGGTGCTGCTGCTCTACCTGGTCGGGCTGCTGCCACTCGAGCCGCGCGTCGTGCGCCTCGTGCAGATCGTGGTCGTGGTGATCTGGCTGGGCTGGTTCCTGGGCGCGCTCGGCTGGGGCACGACGACTCGGATCTCCTGATGGACGCCGCGACCGAAGACCCCAAGCCGATCAAGACCCTCGACAGCTGGGTCAACCCGACCACGGGCGTAGGCGGCGCGGGCGACAAGAGCGCGGGGTTCACCTTCGTTCCAGGGACCGATCGGCTCTGGACCGGGCACATCCTCTCGGATCTCTACGAGGTCGACGACATTAGCGCGCGCATCGTGGACGCCGTCGTCGAAGCCGCGTTCGAGCGTGGCTGGCGGCTCGAGGAGAACCTGCCGCCTGAGCAGTCGGAGGCGACGCGGGACGCGCTCGATCGCCTGCTGGTTCAGAAGCAGCTCGTCCGAGCGCGCAAGTGGTCGCGCCTTTACGGCGGCGCGGCGCTCTACATCGGCAGCGACGATGGGCCGCAGGACGCGCCACTGCAGTACGGTGGCCGGCTGCACTTCTTCCAGCCCTACGAGCGCGACGAGCTCCAGCCCAACCGCTACTACGACGACCCGCTGAGCCCCAAGTTCGGCGAAGTATCGCACTACCGGCTGACGCCCATGCGGAGCGTGGCGACCGGGCCCTCCGTCATCATCCACGAGTCGCGCCTCATCGTCTTCCAGGGGGTCGACACCACGCCGCGCAAGCGGGCGCAGAACAATGGCTGGGGGTCGAGCGTCCTCATTCGCCCGATGAAGGCGATCCAGCAGTTCCACGCCGCCTATGCGATCGTGCTGTCGCTGCTCGGCGATGCCAACCAGAACGTCTACAAGTGGAAGGGCCTCGCCGCCCTCCTCCTGAAGGGAGGAGAGCAAGCCATCGAGGCGCGCATGCGCCTGCTCGACCGCGTCCGTTCCACGGTCCGCGGCATCGCCGTCGACGCTGACGAAGAGGACTTCATCCGCAGCCAGATCAACGTGACTGGCATGGACGGATTGCTCGACAAGTACGCCGTCCGCGTTGCCTCCTCGGCGAAGATGCCCGTGACGGTGCTGATGGGCATGAGCCCGGCCGGGCTCAACGCCACCGGCGAGAGCGACCTACGAAACTGGGGCTCGCAGGTCGACGTGGAGAAGCGAGAGGAAATGACGCCCGGCCTCGAGCGCTGTATCCGGGTTTTGTTTCGCGCGAGGAACGGTCCAACTGGTGGAGTCGAACCGGAGACGTGGTCGGTCAAGTTTCCGAGCCTCTTTGCGCCAACGCCACGCGACGAAGCGGAGATCAGGAGCATCAACGCGCAGACCGATCAGGTCTACGTCGACATGGGGGTGCTGAGGCCCGCTCAGGTGGCCAAGGCTCGCTTCACCGGAGACACCGAGCAGCAGACGCCTCTGGTTACGCCGGAGGACATCGCGGCTCTGGAGGCGGCGGGGTCGATGGGAGGCGCCGCGGGCGGCGTGGAGCCGCCAGCACCAGCCCCGGATGCCGGCGCCCCCGGCCTGGCTGATGCTGCCGCCGAGCTCGTCGACACCGAGGACGACGCCGCCAGCGACACGCCGACGATCGATGAGGTCATCACGCGGCTGTGCGCGAAGATGACTGAGCACGGAGTCGACCGCTGTGAGCATGGCACCGTCAACCGCTGCACGAAATGCGGCATCGAGAGGGTCCGAGACTTCGAGCCAGGCCCTGACGGCACGCCCGTTTGGACCGTTCGGTGGCGCCCCATCGGCACCACGGGGTTCTGGACTCCCCCCGAGCCTGAGCCAGCGCCCGTCGCTGACGCTTGATGCTCGGCGCCAGCCGCGCCAGCGCGAGCGCGTCGGCAAGCCCCACGCGCTTCCCCTGCAGATCGAGATCGCGTTCGGCAAGCGCATCGACGCGATGTTCGAGCGGCTCCAAGCGAAGGCGCTGGCCAGGGCGACCGCACGCGCGAGGCGGCTCACGCTGGACGCGGCACCACCGGAAGGCGACGACCGCGCGGGGCTGGCGCGTGAGCTGGAAGCCACCGTCGACTTCGGGGTGAAGGAGGCCTCCGAGCTCGTCACCGAGGTCGCCAACCACAACGCGCGGCAGATGCGCCGAGCGCTGCAGATCTCGATTCAGCTGCCCGAGCCACCGCCGAGCACCCGCCGCGAGCCCGGCACCTCCCGGGGCCGACGCGCCGTGCGCCAGGCCGCCAAGGAGGTCGCGATCCAGATCCCCGAGCTGTCGCGCAAGAATGTCGACCGCATCGCGAAGCGTACCGCGCGCGAGATCAAGGGCATCAGCGGGTCAGTCGCCGATCGCGTCGAGGCCGCCATCGGGCGCGCCGTGAGCAAGGGAATCCGGGGCGAGGTGCTCGCCAAGGAGCTCGAGCGCGTGCTCGGCATCGAGAAGGCGGCCGCGAAGCGCCTCGCCGTCGGGCAGGTCATCCGCATCAACAGCGAGGTGACGCGCCAGCGCCACGAGGCGCTCGGCATCAAAGAGTACGTCTGGCGCGCGACGCCCGACCAGCACACGCGCGCCTGGCACTGGAAGCTCGACAAGACCCGCCAGCGCTACGACAGCCCGCCCGTCGGCGGCGGCGGCGGCCCGAAGGATCGCGGCCACCCGGGCTCTGCCGACCGGTGCCGCTGTCAGGCGCTCCCCGTCATCCCATGAAGAACCCCATCCCTTGGCGCGGCCAGTGCTTCGTGCACGTGCGGAGCGACGACCTGTACGACCTCTACGACCTCGATCCGGCCGGGCACGATGCGGGCTACCTGACGCACGAGCGCACTGGCGGGGCCTGGCTGGCCTCGCTCCGAGGAGCCAAGGCCGTGGCGCAGCGCGAGCAGCACGGCGCGTTCGAAAGCGATGCCGATGTGGCGCGGCGCGCCCTGAATGAGGCGCTCGGGAAGCTTCGCCTGAAGGTCGCAGCCGACCAGAAGTGGCTCGCGGCGATCGACGCGGAAACCGTCGGAACAGCGGTAGCGCTCAGGCCGCTCGCGAAGTGCGGCGCCCAGTGACCGAGCCCGCTCCCGCTCCTGCCTTCCGTCCCACGGGCGAGGGGCGTCGCTCGCCGGCTTGGACCTGGGTTTTCCGCGTGCGCCCGAGGGTCACACCATGACCTTCGAGGAGCTGCTCGCCGCGTACCGGCGGGTCGCCAGCGCTGGCGCGCCGCGCACGGGCAAGACGACCTACACGCGAGCGGTCTCCGATCGCCCCGTCATCCACACCGATGACTGGCTCGACTGGCCGTGGGACGACGTGCCAGCGCTGGTCGCGAGCGCATGCGGAGGGCTCGAACGCTTCGTCGTCGAGGGCGTGAGGGCGCCCGATGCGCTCCGAAAGGGCGGGCTCGAGGTGGATGCCGTCCTCTGGCTCTCGAAGCCAAAGGTCGAGCAGACGCCTGCGCAACGCTCGATGGGCATCGGCGTGCACACGGTGCTCGCTGAGTGGGCCGCAGAGCACCCGGAGGTGCCAATCGTGACGGAGGAACAGGTGAGCGCGCCGACGCTGGACCACGCCGAGCTGCCGCAGAAGACGCGCCGCTTTTCGATCTTCACGCTGGACGCCTCGCGCATAGAGCGTACGCCACAGGGCGGTCTCCGCGTCCCAGCACGCGTCAGCAAGGCGGGCGTTTTCCGGTACAAACGGGGCGAGCGCATCCTTCGGGAGTACCGCCCAGCGAGTGAGCTCAAGAAGCCGGAGGCCCTCGGGTCGCTGAAGGGCGCCCCGGTCGTCGTGCTCCACCCCGACTTGCAGCGTCACGGCGGTGCGGTCGACACGAACAACGCGCGCGAGCTCCAGGTCGGTCACTTCGAGGACCCGGTCTGGAACGAGGACACGCAGGCGATCGAAGGCTGGGTCGTCACGAACGACGCGGAGACGATCCGGCGCATCGACAGCGGCGAGCTCGCGGACATCTCGAGCGCCTACGACAACGGTCGCGACTTCACCCCCGGCTTCACGCCGGCGCGCGAGCCCTATGACCTCGTGCAGACGAACTACGTCTTCAACCACGTGGCGCTCGGGCCGCCCGGCTGGGGTCGCCAGGGCCAAGACGTCGGGCTGCTGACGCTCGACGCGAACGACAACCAGGTGGCGGCCTTGCCGCCGAGCACAAGCGAGGAACCCATGGTGGCCAAGGCCGACGACAAGAACGCTCAGCCCGACAAGACGAAGACCCAGGACTCCGAGGGCCAGCAGCCCCCGCCGGCGCCGCCCGCGCCAGCACCGGCCACCGACAAGCCGAAGACGGGTGACGACGCGGGCGCTGCGGCGACGCTCACGCCCGAGGAAGTCACGTCGCTCAAGACCATCGCCGGAATGCTGCCCGCGCTCAATCGGCTGCTCAACACGGGCAAGCCCGAAGCGCCGGTACCCGCGCCGGCTCCGGTGAGCGCCGACGGCGCCGACGGCAAGAAGACGCTCGACTCGCGCGACATCGAGCGCATCGCGCAGGAGGGCGTGGAGGTGCGGACGGAAGCGATCGAGGTGCTCGGCAAGGACTACTCGCCCAAGGGCAAGACGACGCGCGACGTGCGCATCGACGTGATCCGCACCTTCGACAGCAAGTTCGACGGCGCGGGCAAGAGCGACGAGGCGATCGTCACGGCCTACACCGTCGCGCTCAAGGCTGGCGCCGAGCGCAACAAGAACGCCGAGCAGCTGAGCCAGACGCGACGAGCCGGCACTCGCACGATGGACGGGGGCGAAGAGCCCGCACGCAAGCCCATCGGGCACCAGGCGTACGAGGCATGGCGCGATCCCCCGGCGGCGAAGAACTGAGCCCCCTTCGACCGATCACCACCACTCACTCGAACGGAAAGCAACATGCAGACCAGCTACAACGTCGATCCCCAAGTCGGGGTAGTCGGAGCACTCGCGGAGTCGGGCTCCAAGACCATCCGCGCGAAGTGCGCCGGCGGCACGGTGCGCCCAGGGCAATACGTGGTTTTCAGCGGCCTCGTTGCTGGGCATCCCTCAGCAGCGCCCACTCCGCAGACCCGAGGCGGAGTCGTGGTGCGAAACCCGTACAAGCAGGGTGACGGTTCGTTCGCTGCGGGCGAGATGTTCGACGTGTGCGTCGAAGGTGCGATCTGGGTTTCTACGGAGGACGCGGTCACCGCCAACACCCCGGCTTTCGTGCGCCACGTGGCCGCTGGCGCCGAGCAACTCGGCGCGTTCCGCTCGAACGCCGACGGGACGGACGCGACGCACATCCCGGGCCTCTACTATCGGACCCCGGGCTCCGCCATCGTCAAGCTCGAGGTCAACAAGTCCGCGTACGTCGCCCCATGATTCCCGCGCCCCGAGCTCCTCGTTGGGGCTCGGGGCATTCGGTCGCCGGCTGACCGCGCGCCGCCAACGAACCCCTTCATTTGCCCTAGGAAAATCGAAATGGACAATCTGGAGAACCTGAAGCCGAGCCGGCGCAACCTGGCCCGGGCGCGCGCGCTCACGCACCTCATCAGCGAGGAGATGATCGAGCGCATGCAGCCGCAGCTGCTCACGCTGGACGCGAACGATCTGACCGCCGTATTCGCCCGCGAGCTCGAGTGGATCGACTCGAAGCTCGAGCGCGAAGAGTTCGCCCCCCTCAAGAGCGAGGCGCTCATCCCGTATCACCCGATGGGCGGACCCGGCGTCGACACCGTCACCTATCGCAAGGTGACCGAGCTCGGGCAGGCGGAGTTCATCGGCAACGGCACGACGCAGCTGCCGCGGGTCGACGTGGTTGGTACCGAGTTCAGCCGGCGCGTGGAGAACCTCGGCGTCGCCTGGGCGGTGACGGTGTTCGACCTGCTCAAGGTAGCGGCGAATCCGACCATCCACATCGACACCGAGCGCAAGGCTGCGGCGGTCAACGCGGTCCGCCGCCTGCACGACCGCACGGCCTTCCAAGGCAATGCACTTCTCGGCTGGACGGGCCTCGTCAACGACGCGAACGTGCCCATCGTCACGCCGATCACGGGCGACTGGGCGAACCCGGCGACGCTGCCTCTCCAGATCGTCGCCGACATCAACAAGCTCACGTGGCAGATCTTCGTCGCCACGAAGGAGCTCTACGAGCCGGAGACGTTGCTGATCCCGACGAGCCTCGGCGTCACGCTGGACATGCCGCTCGGCGCCGATGCGGACAAGACCGTGCGGACGTACATCCTCTCTAACTCGACGCACATCAAAAAGATCGAGACGACGCACTACCTCGAGACCGCGGGCGTCGGCGGCACGCCCCGCGTGCTCGCCTACAAGCGGCACCCGGACGTCGTGCGGTACGGCGCCAACGAGATGTTCGCCGAGGAGCCGCAGCAGGCGAAGGGGCTCGAAATCGAGACGCCCTGCCATGGCCGCACGAGCGGCACGCAGATCCGCCGTCCGCTCGCCATGGCGTACATGGACGTCGGCCCCTGATCGGCGCGTCGTCGTGCCGCGTCCGCTCCACCTGCTGCACACCTGCGGCTGCACTCTTCCCAGGTACGACCCCGAGGCGCCGTTCGCGTGCTGTCCCCAGCACGGCTTCGGTCAAGAGACCGTGGGGGTCGTGCTGCTCCACGAGGCTATCGCCGCGATCTGGTGCGGCTGCGGCAAAGCGCGCCCGGCCCCACCTCCCAACCCCAGTCAGGACCCCTGAACCATGGCCAAGATCCTCCTCAACACGCGCGCGTCGCGTATCACCATCGTCGACAACATCCTGCTCTTGCCGGCGGAGATCAAAGACGACGAGAACCTCGGCAAGGTCGTCAAGCCCAGCAAGACCTTGATCAGCGAGCGGAGCCAGCCGGGCCTGCCATCGCCGTACGAGCGCATCACGCAGGACCGATCGACGCTGCGGCTCATCGCGTCGGGCGTGCTGCAATGGTCGGACGAGAAAGCCGAGGAGCCCGAGCCGGTGCCGAACGTGGTAAGCGGTCCAAACCCGCTGCCGCGCGAGGGCGACAAGAACGCCAAGAGGCGCCAGGCCGATCCCGCCGCAGACGTCGATGGACGCGCCCTCATCGATGAGAGCGGGACGCCGCTCGAGGCGCTCGCCCAGGCCGACACTGCCGTCGTGCGCGCGGCTGGCGCCACGGGCACCACCGCTCCGGCAGCGCCCCCGGGGGCGGGCGCGACGGGCGTGCGGAGCGGCGTCGCGCCGGCTCCCACCGGCGCCACCGCCCCATCGCCCGAGGGAACAACGGGCACCACAGCGCCCGTGAACCCCGGTGCGGCGGCAAGCGGGACCCAGGAGCGGGTGCACACCGACGAAGCGCGTGACGCGCTCCCACACGGCAGCAAGGCGAAGGGCGGCCACAGCAAGGGCGGCTGATGCCCGTCACGGTCGAGAGCTTCATCGCGGCCAACACCGTCTTCGACGGACGCCGTCCGGCGGCGGTCCAGGCGGCCATCAACGAGGCCGCCGTGATGTTCGATGCGGGTGTCTGCGGTGACCTCTACGACGCGCTCGTCGAGGCGCAGGCGCGCGTCATTCTGTTTGGGGACCCGAACGGTCTGCCCACGAGCGCGACGGGGGACAAGTCGGGCCTGCTCGAGCAGGCTGAGGCACGCCTCGACCGCCTAAAACGGCTCGTCCCCATCCGGGGAGTCGGAACGACCACGGAGCCCGAGGTCTGGCCGTCCGGAGCCTGGCCCTACCGATGAGCGTCGAAGACAAGAAGAGCGCCGACCTCGAGAAGTTCCTGCGTGGGCTCGACCTCGAGGTCACCGTCGGCATCCACGAAGAGGAGGGCGCCGAGGAGCACGGAGACCTCACGAACGCCGAGCTCGGGGCCATTCACGAGTTCGGGCTCGGCGTGCCTCAGCGCTCGTTCATTCGCGGCTACTTCGACGAGAACGCCGCCGAGATTGAGCAGGCGCAGGACGAGGCGCTCAACAACATCGTCTTCGGCGCTGATCCGCGCGCCGAAGCCGAACGGCTCGGGCTCAAGCTCGAGAGCGGAATGAAGGAACGCATCCTCGCCCGCATCGACCCACCGCTCGCCGAGTCGACCAAGCGGCGGCGCGGCGCGAGCGCGGTGCCGCTCGTCGACACCTCCCAGCTCCTCGGCGCGGTCCGCAGCAAAGTCACGGTGGGGCGATGACGCCGCGCGACGTCGTCAAAGCGGCGGCGCTGCTCGCCGCGCGCCACGCCTGGCCCACGCTGCCCACCTCGCTCGTGCGCTGGAGCGACGAGGCCCAGAGCCAGGGCGAGGGCGATCAGCCGCACGTCACGATGAGCACCATCTCGCACGTGCCGGAGGGCCCCGTCAGCAAGCTGCGACGGCACGACTCGAGCACCAATCAGCTGCGCGTGTACCTGCTCCAGACCTTCATTTGGACCGTCGAGTTCAAGTGCGAGGGCTGGAAGCTCGACTCTGCCGAGAACAATAACCCGATCCTCTTCGCGCAGCGCATGCGCTTCGGGTGGTACCTGCAGGCGGTCACGGCGTCGCTGCTCGACCCGGACTCCGCCGAGGACCAGCGCTGCCCGGTCAAGATGGTCGACGAGGTCGGCCAGGTCCTCACGGTCAACCAACGCACGCGCGGCCACACGCTGCCCGTGCTCGTCTACGAGATCGAGTTTAGCTACGTCGAGCGCGACTCCGATCCCACGCCCGTCGACATCATCGAGAGCGTCGCGCTGTCGGGTGCCATCGACGGCGCCGACGTCGACATCACCACGGAGAGCTGAACCCGCATGAACCTCACAGAGCTACAGAGCAAGGGCCTGGCGGATCTCTACCCGCCGCTCCAGACGCGGTCGGGCGCCAAGATCCAGACGAACGACGTGCGCGCCGAGCTCGGCGAGGGCGGCCTCGCCGTCTCGATCAAGACGCTGTTCCCGCCATCCGATCGGCGCGTGACGAAGCTCGTCGTCACGGAGCTCGACGGTGGTTACCACGTGCGGCCCGTCGAGGCCGAGGGCACTCCGGACGCGCAGCGGTTCGCCGAACGCCTGCGAGATCGCTTCCTCCAGCAGGCGCCCGACGAGCCGATGGCTCCCCTCGTGCTCGTCCGCGACGGCGAGAACCGTTACGGCTTCCGTGTCGCTCGGGCAGCGCGGCAGGACGTGCTCGCGCCGCCGACGGAGCTCGAGGGGGACCAGGCGACACCAGAACCCCGCGAACGCCCTTTCCTCACGGAGCCCGCGACCCCTGCGGGCAGACGAGCCACCGCGGCAGCGAAGCACACCGAGAAGGGAGATAGCTGATGGCGTCCATCGACAACGTCGTCGGATTCAACATCCTCATCCAGGACGCGGCGCCGAGCCGTTCTAGCTTCGGCACCATCGCGGTCATCGCGCACAACACCGTCAGCCCGGACCGCCTCGTCTACGACACGACGCCCGACGGGCGCGCTGCGATGCTCGTCGACGGGTTCCCCGCCACCCACGATGCCGTCCGCAAGAACGCCGCGATCGGCGCCCAGAGCCCGAAGGTCCCGCGCATCAAGATCTACAACCGCGCGGCGCCGAACGCGCAGGCCCTGACGCTGACGCCCACCGTCACGACACCCGGACGCAAGTACGAGTTCGAAATCAACGGCGTCACCATCTCGTACACCAACGGGCCGAGCGAGACGGCGACGAC